TGAATGCTGTAGACAAATTTGGGATGTTTTAATAAATGAGCCAGGATATATAAATAGTGGAACAGAATGGTACAAGGTAACATAATATGAAAATAATAGAGATATATAAAGATAATAAGTCAACTATATGGATTGATGAAAAAACATATCTTGCAGTTTTTGATAACAAAGGAAATATATTAGCAGATTATGACTTAGCATCAGGTTTGAGAATTTTGCAAGATGAGGATTCAATAATTTTTTACATAACAGACGAAGATCTGGTTCCTGGAAATTGGAAATTTTTTGGAACAAAATTTGTTGAGGAAAATGAAAAAAGTATAGAGATAAAAGTTGAATCGTCAGGAATACTAGAAGGAAATGAAAGAAAAAGAGTTTATACAGAAAAAGATCCATGGTCTAAAAAAAGAGCATCGGGCCAATATGTTGATTCTGAAGAAAGAGAGAAAAGATTTAGAATTTGTTTATCTTGTCCATTTTTTTCTTCAAAAGATGGAACATGCTCTGTAAATGGTAACCTTGTAATAGAATCAACCAAGAAGTTTTATTCTTTTTGTCCAGAAGAAAAGTGGGGGGATAGAGAAATGGTGATGAAAAATATTTCTTCTTCTGTTTCAGAGAATGATATAATACTTCCAGAGCCAGTAGTTATAGAAGAAGAAGATCAGTCTCAGTTTGAGGAAGAACTAGAAGAGTATTTGAAAGGACTATAATGTTTGTAGAAAAAGAAAAGGCATTTGAAAGACTTGCTATTTGTAATGAATGCCCATCATTGTTTAAGGCAACATGGTCGTGCAAGGAGTGTGGGTGCTTTATGAAGGTTAAGGCAAGAATAGAGAACTCCACATGCCCTCTAGGTAAGTGGTAATGATATAATAGACTTATGTCTAGCGGTAGAACTGACAACTATGATTTCCCATACCCATTAGATTCAGATCCAGTAAATGTTGCTTCAGACATTGAGGAATTAGCAAAATCTTTAGATTCAGTATTAAATTCTGGATTCTCTCCAGACTTATCTGTTCCCAATGTTTTATATGTTAGTAAGGCTGGCAACGATGAAAACAATGGTCGGTCACCAGACTCCTCTTTTTTGACAATATCTGCCGCTGCCGCTAATGCCACATCAGGCTCAATAATTTTTGTAAAAAGTGGAACATATACTGAAAATAATCCAATAAACATACCCCAAGATGTATCAGTAGTTGGAGACAGTTTGGCAACAGTTTTCGTTATTCCATCAAACACCTCAGAAAATATTTTTTATATAAATAGTGGTGTTTTTGTAAATGGAATAACTTTTAAAAACCATATATCTCCCGCCGCTGCCATATCTTTTAATCCAGACGGATCTGCTGGAAGCATAACAACTACCCCAAGAATAAAAAATTGTGCCTCAGAAACAACAACGGGGAAGGGCATATATTTAGATGGAAGCGTCGCTTCTGGATATTGTCAGGCTTTTGTTGAATCTTTTACTCAGAATAACCAGGGTGGAATCGGAGTCCACATAGAAAATAATGCCTATGCACAACTTTCTGGAATATATACATTGTGTTGCGACATTGGAATATCCTGCACAAATGGAGGAAGATGCCTATTAAAAAATTCTAATTGCTCGTTTGGAAACTATGGTCTAAAAGCACAAGGAACTCAGTTTATTCAATCAGGTTCTACAAATAGAGTAGATCAAACAGGAGATGAGATAATTGTTGATGGACTTTCTTCACAACCATCCCCTGGAAACGCTGTATCATTTGACAACGGAACAACATTTTATACTGTTGTTGCATCTACAGAAGTTCTTAACACTCAGTCAACTATAACTCTATCTGAAAATGTTTCTTCTCCCATACCGAATGATACAACCACAAACTTTTATGTAAGAAGTGAAATACAAGCGTTTGGTCAAACATTTGAATACGTTGGTTCTGGTACTACCTTAGCGGCAGCCCTACCCCAATCTGGAGGAGAGGCAATAGCAGGAAACGAGGTTTTGGAGTCAAGCGGGGGTAGGGTTTTATACAATAGCATTGATCAACTTGGAAACATGAAAATAGGAAATGGCTTAACAATAAACTCCACAAGTGGTACAATTGTAGGAGATGCCTATGAAAGAGATATCATTGCAACGGTAACTCCATATATTTTGGCACTAGAGGGATAATATGGCTATAAATAACACATACAAAACAGTAACATCAACAATTGATGCTGCCGAAAAAACTATCTATACAGCCCCCACTGGATTTACTTCAATAATCCTTTTGGCACAAATATCAAATGTAACCTCCAATGCTGGAACGGTAACATTCTCCCATGTACAAGGTTCTGTAAAAACAGAATTAGTAAAAAATTACTCTATACCAGGAAATGATGCTGCCTCTCCTATTAGTGGAAAACTAATATTAGAGTCGGGGCAAAAGATAAATGTATCAGCAAATTCAAATGGAGTAATGAAAATAACTTTAAGCATTTTAGAGTCTTCAAATGAGTAAAATATTGTCTGGTAAGGTAAAAAAAACTCCACCATCAGACGTTTCTGGTGATAGGTATAATTTTTTAGAACTTTCTGAAGCAGAACCAGATTTAGGTGTACCATCAGAACCAAATTCAATACTTCTATCAGATACCAGCGGAACAAGATCATGGGTTCCTATAACAGATGTTGGTGCTTCCGCAGGCCCAGTCGGACCCACTGGTCCCGCTGGAGCCACTGGCCCCACTGGTCCTCAAGGTGCGGCAACAACAATCTTGGGTAGTTATAGTACAGCCCTAGATCTTGCTAACGCACACCCCACTGGCTCCCCTGGAGACGGATATTTGGTAGGACCATATCTTTATGTTTGGTCACAAGATTCAAATAACTGGATTCTTGTTGGAGAAGTTGAAGGCCCAACAGGACCAACTGGACCAACTGGACCAGTAGGAGACATAGGTCCAACAGGTGCCGACTCAACAGTAACGGGGCCTACGGGACCGACTGGTGCAACAGGTCCAACAGGTGCTGACTCAACAGTGACGGGTCCAACTGGACCAACTGGCCCCATTGGGGATACTGGACCGACTGGGGCAACGGGAGCAGATTCTTTTGTTACAGGTCCCACTGGGGCAACGGGTCCCATTGGGGATACTGGACCGACTGGGGCAACGGGAGCAGATTCTTTTGTTACAGGTCCCACTGGGGCAACGGGTCCAACTGGCCCATCTGGAGGACCAACAGGACCAACAGGCCCAACTGGACCAACTGGACCTGCTGGTGCAACAGGTGCCGACTCAACAGTAACAGGACCAACAGGCTCAACAGGACCCACTGGACCGACTGGTGCAACAGGACCAACAGGTGCTGACTCAACAGTAACGGGTCCAACTGGACCAACTGGACCTGCTGGTGCAACAGGTGCTGACTCAACAGTAACAGGACCCACTGGACCGACTGGTCCAACAGGCCCAGAGGGTGGAGGTAGTAACTATTTTGATATACAAGAAGATGCAACAACATCGTATACTCTAACACTTAACGACGCGGGAAAGTTAATCAAGATGACAAGTTCTTCAAGTAACTCTGTTGTAATTCCACAAAATTCTTCCGTGGCTTTTGACGTTGGAACAAAGATTTTTGTTTTGCAGGCAGGAAGTGGTTCCACCAGAATTGCTGCCGACTCTGGAGTAACAATAAACAACTCTTTCGGATTAGATTTGACAGATCAATGGACCCTAGGAACCTTAGTAAAACTTGATACAAACGAGTGGGTATTGATGGTTGATGCAAATAGCGGCGGCAGCGGTGCAGTAAGTGCTGAGTGGTACAGGTATTGGATATAAACTTTATAACAATGTTATCTTTTATATTGATAACATAGTCATAGCAGTGATATAATTTTTACTTATACAAAATTCAAATTCTAGGAGATTGCCATATGTCATTAGTTGACGAAAAGGGATCAATTGTTGATCCTTATAGAAATTTTATTCATATTAGTAGGTATGCTAGGTGGGTTCAAGAAGAAGGTAGAAGAGAGACATGGGGAGAAACAGTTGAAAGATACATAAAGTTTATTAAGAATCATGTTGTAGAAAATTACCAATACGATGAAAACGATATAGTCTTTTCTCAGGTAAAAGATGCAATTATTAACCACAAGATAATGCCATCTATGCGTGCCCTGATGACAGCGGGGGCAGCGTTAGAGAGAGACAATATTGCAGCATACAATTGTTCTTTTGTTGCCGTTGATAGTCTTAGGTCTTTTGACGAGGCCATGTATATTTTAATGAACGGTACTGGGGTAGGATTTAGCGTTGAGCAAAAGTACATAGATTCGTTGCCAACTATCTCAGAAGATTTTTTTAACACAGAAACAACCATAGTTGTTGAGGATTCTAAGTTGGGGTGGGCAAAAGCATATAAAGAACTTGTCGGGCTTCTTGTTACAGGACAGGTGCCAAATTGGGACACTTCAAAGGTTCGTCCAGCGGGAGCAAGACTAAAGACTTTTGGTGGTCGTGCATCAGGACCAGAGCCATTACATGCTTTGTTTCAATTTACAGCAGATGTTTTTAGGAAGTCAGCAGGACGCAGGTTGAAGCCAATTGAGGCACACGACATTATGTGTAAGATTGGAGAGGTAGTGGTGGTTGGAGGCGTTCGTCGTTCAGCCCTTATTTCTTTGTCCAATCTAGATGACTTTGAAATGGCAAAGGCAAAGAGTGGTAATTGGTGGGAGTCAGATCCTCAGAGAGCACTTGCCAACAACTCTGCCGTTTATAATTCTAAGCCAAATACTGCACAATTCCTTAGAGAATGGAGAAATCTGTACGAATCAAAGTCTGGAGAACGAGGAATATATAATATGGAATCAGTTAGAGGACATATTGATAAATTCGGTCGCCGCGATTCAAGCAAGGTAATGGGAACAAATCCATGTGGAGAGATTCTTCTGCGACCAAATGAATTTTGCAACCTTACAGAGGTAGTTATTGATGCAAGTGATACAGTTGAAGATCTCTCAGAAAAGGTTAGACTAGCAACAATCCTTGGAACCTGGCAGTCAACTTTGACAAACTTTAAATACATTCGTAAGTCCTGGAGACATAATTGTGAAGAGGAAAGGCTTCTTGGTGTCTCCCTCACAGGAATCTTTGGAAACAAGATTACTGCTACCAACGGTGAAAAGTTGGCTGGAATTCTTGACACCCTTCGTGAAGAAGCGGTTATGGTAAATGCAAAGGAGGCAGAAAGTTTGGGAATTAACCCATCTGCATCTATTACTTGTGTAAAGCCATCTGGAACTGTTTCTCAGTTAACTGGAGTATCAAGCGGCATCCACCCTTGGTATTCAGAATACTATATCCGATCTGTTCGCGGAGACAACAAAGATCCGCTAACCGTATTCCTAAAGGAAAGTGGTGTTCCTAATGAGCCAGATGTAATGAAGCCAAACGACACAACGGTTTTCTATTTCCCCATCAAGGCTCCAAAAAACGCTGTATTAACGAAAGATCTTTCTGCTATTGATCACCTTGAAATCTGGAAGACATATCGTGAACATTGGACAGAGCATAATCCATCAGTAACAGTTAATGTTCATGAAGATGAATGGCTTGGGGTAGGTTCTTGGGTATTTGACAATTTTGATCATATTGGTGGAGTATCATTCCTACCAGCATCAGAGCATACCTATAAGCAAGCACCATATCAGGAAATAACTAAAGAAGAATATCAAGCGTGGCTAAAAAAGATGCCTTCTAGAATTGACTGGAATATGCTAACATTGTATGAGACAGAGGACGGAACTACGGGAAGCCAGGAGTTGTCTTGTACGGCAGGTGCTTGTGATATTGTAGACATTTCCACCTCTGCTATAACCGCCTAAATAGGTCGGTTTTGGGAGGGTAGGTGTATGAGTCCTACCCTCCCTTCTATTTTGGTATAATAGTTTAGAGGTAAACAGATGACTAATCCATCAAACTTATATGCGACTAGCATATTTTCTGAGCAACCAATCAGTGTGTACCCGCTGGACGATAATGTTAAATACATATCTTTAATATCTGATGACATTAGACTTTTTGGTTCGGGTGGGTGGTCAGCATCAGCAGATAACTCTGCTTCTGTTGTTTTTAATGATTCTCCTACACTACCCTTAGAAGCCTCCACCTTTATTGGGGATGATAATTATACTCAAATTGAAGCATCTGGAATATCTGTAGCAGGAACAAATATTGAGATAGAGAGTCCAGGTACATTTAGATTTGATTCATTAAATAAAGATCTTGCAACATTTTCCATAAGTTTTCATTTATTTCAAAATTCTTTTTTTGTAAACTGGTATGAGGTGGGGTATAAGTATTACAACAATGCTTTGGGTCAAGACGTAGAAGTTACAACAAGGGTTACTGGAGAAGAAGGAAGATTCTGGACTAATTTTGATTTTTCTTTTCTTCCAACAGAATATGATAGCGATAGGATGAGAATATTCATTAGAATAAACGTAGATCCTGGTGGAGCAGAGCAAGACTATAGATTTATTATGAATGGGTTGGCGGTAGGACAATGGTCTGAAACATCTCACACAGAGTTTTTAGGAAACAAAACAGTTATAGACTCTTTAGGGTATACCTCAATACCAGCACTTGAATATGGAATACAAGAACAGTCAGGCTCCTACATAGTTGAAGATAATAAAATACTTGCAAAAAACGAAGGCATACCTCTAGTTTTTGGCTCCACTTCTTGCACTAGACTTTATCCATCTAAAGATGAATCTCTTCCATCAATAATCTTCCCAGGCAAGGGATTTCTTCATTCTTCAGGTAAATATAACGACTACACAGTAGAATTTTGGATGAACATACATCCTAAAACTTTTTTAACAAAAAGAATATTTGGTCCCATAGACACAGATGACGGAATATATATAAATAATGCCTTTATATCCTTGAAAATAGGAGATAACTATTCTTCTCATCCAGTTTCAGAGTGGTATAGGCCAATGATTTGTCATCTAACAATTTCAAGTGGTGAGGCTACATTGATAATAAATGGAGAGCAGGTAGCCTCTGTATCCTACATAAAAGATGAATTTCAATTTTCTTCAATTAAAAATTGGATTGGATTTTTTACATATTCCGACATAGATACATTCACCATTGACTGTGTATCTATATACCCCTATATAGTGCCCATTCCAGTAGCAAAAAGAAGATTTGCTCTGGGGCAAGCAACTGAGTCTCCACAATCAGTAGCAGATGCGTTTGAGGGAAAGAGTGCATATGTAAACTACTCTAATGCAAATTATACTGCAAATAAAATATATCCAGATACATCCAACTGGGACGCTGGATACTCAGATAATTTAAACAGCACAAAGTCTTTTATATCTATGCCAGAATACTCTCTACCAAATATATATATAGGTGGAAGAAATGTTGAAGATCTTTATGCAGATAATAAAATAGTCAATGAATTGCAGGGAGATAAATTTTTTACTTTTAGACCCAATGTTGATGAAAACAATCAGTTCTCGCTAGACGGATTAAAATGGACAGAGCCAGGGTACATATATTTTGATTCCTTGGGAATAGTAGACTCTCTCTCCTCTATTTATGGAGTGTTTTCAACAACTAAGGTAGAGCAGCAGTCCACCCTTATTCTTATAACAAACTCTATAAATTCAGATAAGTTTCATGTACACATAAACAATGGAACCATATATTATGATTTTAATGATGAAACTATATACACAGAAACATTTGCCACAAGTTCCTTTGATGATGGAGGGTATAGTTTTTATCCAGGATACTCAGATCAGGATAATTACTCTTGGAACAGTTACTCAGAGTATGGATACGACAACTATTATGGATATTCCTATGACTATTTCGGATACTATTCATACAGCAGAATGCTATGGGAATATTCATTTGCTGTTGGAATAAATATAGAAAAACTGTTGCAGTCGTCAGAATACAGATTAAAAAAGTTTTTTAGTTCTATCAATACTTTACAAGTATATTTTGCAGGAAACAAAATAAACACTTTTGAGGGAAAGATACACTCAATAGGATTGTCTAATAAAAAGAATAGTGCTGAAATAGAACCCTACTTTTTAGACAATGGAGTATTGGACTATACAGAATACAATATTATGTCAAATCACTTTGCCACCTATACGCTTTCTCCATTAGTTAGATTCAACAAATTCTTTATGGATATATCAGTGTCCTCCTCATGGGAAGAATATATTCCACTTTCCTTTTTTGGAGGATACGTTCAAAATAACGATGGAGAAACTTACTATGATCTAGATTTTCTTCAGATAAATATTGGATACCCAACAGTTAATGATGCAGTAGAAAAGGTAATAAAAAATCTTAGGTGGTCATATGTAGATCTTGAAAAAGATTTTTCTCAGTCCTCCCTGAAGCCATACTACATATTAGACAACCCATTAATCAGCGGGTATGGGACGTATGAAGAACTAAAAACTAAAAATGAGATAGAAAGATTTTTAAATACATCACAATCAAGCCTTAGATCTTTTCTAACATTTCAACTTTTATCAGAAGGGGCGAACGAACCAATATCTAATTTCCCGTACTTTAGAGAAATAACTGAGTCTAGATATATTGACGCAGATAAAGAAGCATCGTTGTTTGATGAAAAAAGACCTTATTTGACAAGGTTTGAGTTTGTTGATAAAACAGTGGTTTTCCCCCCATCATATTTTGATTTTAATAAAGTTGCAATAGTTTTTAATTTTTCAATAAAGCATGAAGGAATTTTAAGCAACCCTCTAATTATTAGAGATTTCGAAATTGTTTCTAAAGCATTAAACCATAATAGATTCAACGAGGTAGGTGCAGAAAGCGGATCTCCATTCTACACATATGTTAAAGACGGAATATACTATGAAAATAAAGCAAAAAATCCAGTTGCAATTTCTAAAAAAAGATCTCCATACTTATATTTGACCGAAGATTCAGGTCTTTCTATTCGGGGAAACCATACAAAAGAAAAAGAGTATGGTGTTGCTGTTCCAATTAACGAAAAAGAAAATGAAAATTACAGAGTTCATGCCATACAAATGTTTATGAAATATGATAAAACAGTAATTCCTCAGGTCGCATATCCAGTATTTGAAGTTGACTCTAAAGACAAAACCATAGAATTTATAATGAAGGTTGATGCATCTGGACAAAGAGCAATGATTGCTGCAAGAGATAAAAAAACAAGACAGTTAGAGCCAGGAGTAGTTTTTTATCAAAATGGAATTAGGGTAAGAAGCCCGTTTATTAAGTATGATGAGTGGAACTCTATAGGAATAACTTTTGACGAAGAACTGATATTCTCTGGATATGCTGGATATATAAACTTTTTTAGAGGCTTTACTGTAGACAATGTTTGCCACTTTAAGTCAGAGGGCATGGGAAGAACTGCTGAAACAGTAAAAAGGAGGTGGAGAAGAGTCCTGTCAGTAGACGACATAGACAACTTAACTTGGGCATCTTGGTATGTTGAAGATGGAACAAAAACAAAAGTTAGGACAAACATTTGTTACAACCCCAATATAGAAGAAAGTGATTATGGGTGGGGTCCAGTAGAACCAGGAACGATAGTTTCTAGAAGTTCTGATCAAAGTCTCTTTAGCAATTATTCACTTAAATGCATAACCTCGTCTCAAAACTACTCTGGTGCAACTTTTGCAACTGAACAAAATATAAAGATGAACGTCCTTCCAGAAAATGAATATACTGTGAGTGCATACATATACGTTCCAGAAGAGAGTAGTGACAAAAATATAAAGATAGTGGTAAAAGAATATACTGGGATTGATGGAGGAAATGCAGAAACAAATATTTTTTCAGACTCAATCGACGGAGGATCTTCCTTATCATCGTTTGAGGACTCTATAGATGGGGGAGTTTCATCACCTCTGTTGCCCCTAGCAACAAGCGAAGGAATAGAAACACCAATAGCGTCTGGAGCAGGGTGGCTTAGAGTTTCGCACACAGTAACCCTAGAGCAAGAAACAACAATGCTAGGAATTGACATAGTTCAAGAGGGTTCAAATTCCGCTGGTGAGGTTTTCTATATAGATGCTGTTTTAATAGAAAAGACTACAAACGAATTCCCCAAGTTAAGAAGATATTTTGATGGCACTGATTCAGCGGGAGGCAACCTATTCCAAAGTTTTGGTTGGGATGGGGCAGAAAATAATTCAACTTCTACTGCTGTGTACTTTATACCAACAGAAGATGAGATAAGGCTGTGGGCAAATGTATATGTTGAGAGTGAAAAAATAGTGTTCTCCGTTGGGTCTAAAGACTTGTTTAATGCCTTTACTGGAAACAGTGGTTTTGTTATAAACGATGAATCCTCAGTAGTTTTGGACTCAGATTTAATAAAGATAATTTCTGACGCTTCATTGTCCAGGTTTGAAGCAATACCAGCATAATCTGGTATAATTAATACCATGAGCAACACTAAAAAGGCAGAAATCAGTAAATCAAAGGCCACCTTTATCCCTAAAATGTATGACTGGGGTCTATATTTTTGGAGACTTCCTAGTGGTCACCTATTTAAAGATCAAGACGGAAACATGCTGAACATACCTTCAATGCGCGGTGATTTGTCAAAAATAGCAGAAATTAGAAAAGCCGCCGCACACTACGGTCAGCCAGAGGGGGAGGCATGGTTTTATGCTGGAGTAAGAAGAGCAACAGATGAACAATACGAGGAACAAAGGCAAAGACTTAAAGAGGGCCTTATCCCCAATCTAAATGATCTTGGAGCAGTTCATGCAGCGCAGCAGGGTATTAAGCAGCATGGGAATGGCGAATAATGACACAATATAGAGCAGAGGTTTTTGCAGACGATCCAATTGAGACAAACAATGAGTTTAAAGAGGCAGATCCATTTTCTAAGTCCTGGGAAGATCTTAAGGCTTTTATCGGAATAGACACTAACTTTAAGCGTAGAACTACTCGCAATGAAAATAAGATGGAAAAGGCTTATGACGTTCCAAGAAATAATCGTGGAGAAATTGCTACCTCATATGCTGAATCAGCAGGAACCCGTCCAGTAGGTCAAGAAGATACTGGGTCAAAGCAAATAAATCCTGGCGAGGTCTGGAGAAATGGTTATGGAATTTTTGATGTTATTACCCCACCATATAATCTATACGAACTTGCAAATTTTTACGACACTAATTTTGCCAACCACGCCTGTATTGATGCAAAAGTAGAAAACATCGTCGGTCTTGGGTATATGTTTGAAATAACAAATCCTGTAAAGATGAGACTTGAGGACGAAGAAGATAAGGGAAAGTCTGACAGGGCAAGAAAAAGAATAGAAAGATTAAAGGTTCAAACAAGGGATTGGCTAGAAAGCCTTAATGATGAAGATAGTTTTATCAACATAATGGAGAAAATACAGACAGATGTTGAAGCCACTGGAAACGGATACATGGAGATTGGTCGCAAGGTAAATGGAGAAATTGGATATATAGGTCACATTCCATCTACAACAATGCGCGTCCGTCGAATTCGTGATGGATTTATTCAAATTATTGGGGGTAAGGTAGTTTACTTTAGAAATTATGGTGCTACTAATCCTAATCCAGTAACTAACGATAATAGGCCAAATGAAGTAATTCACTTCAAGGCTTACTCTCCACTAAATACATTTTACGGAGTTCCAGACATTATTTCAGCCTATACTGCATTACGCGGTGATCAGATGGCTGCACAATACAACATTGATTATTTTGAGAATAAAGCAGTCCCTCGCTATATCGTGGTTACAAAGGGAGCACAACTCAGTGGAGATTCACAAGATAGATTGTTTAGATTCCTTCAAACGGGACTAAAGGGACAAAATCACAGGACGCTATATGTTCCTCTACCCACTGACTCAGATGGAAACAAGATTGATTTTGAAATGCATCCGATTGAGAATGGTGTTCAAGAAGCATCATTTGAAAAATACAGGACGCAAAACCGCGATGATATTCTTATGGCACACCAAGTTCCACTTTCCAAGTTGGGAAGTACATCAGGATCTCTGGCAGCGGCACTTGCAAATGATCGAACATTCAAGGAGCAGGTAGCAAGACCAGCACAAAGACACATAGAAAAAATTGTAGGCAAGGTAATACAAGAATTTACCGATATAATAGAACTTAAGTTTAATGAACTTACTCTTACTGACGAAGTAGCAAAGTCTCAGATTCTTGAACGCTATGTTAAGAATCAGATTATGTTGCCAAATGAGGCAAGATCACAGATTGATCTTCCACAAATTCCTAGCGGAGAAGAGCCTCTAGTCCTTGGTGCCCGTCAAGCAGCAGATGCTAGAGCAAACAATATGCAAAATCGTGAAAGAGACTCTGAAAGAATGAACAACAATTCTGACAGTGTTGCCACTACCACAGGAAGAAACCCTCAGGGTGAGGGAAGAAGAACTCAATAGTAACAATTTGATAAAAAACTATAAAAACATTTGATATAATTAGGATAGTATGAATATGTCTAAGGCTCACTGGTCTAGCGAAGGCAACGACATTAAACTTTCAATGCCGATTGCCAAGGTGGACAAAGAGAGAAGAATAGTATCTGGTTTTGCCACGCTTGATAATGTGGACAAACAAGGAGACATTGTTCCCTCAGAGGCATCTCTCAAGGCTTTTAAAACATTTCGCGGTAATCTTAGGGAGATGCATCAGCAAATTGCCGTAGGCAAGGTTGTATCTTTTAAAGAAGACAAGTACTTTGATTCTGAATCAAAAAAGTTTTATAACGGAGTATATGTTTCTGCATACGTCAGCAAAGGTGCTCAAGATACCTGGGAAAAGGTTCTTGATGGAACACTAACTGGATTTTCTATTGGTGGCAACATCAAAGATGCAGAAGATGTATATAGCGAAGATATGGATAAGTCCATTCGTGTAATTAAAGACTATGACCTATATGAACTTTCTCTTGTTGATAACCCTGCTAATCAATATGCAAATGTTATTAGCGTTGAGAAAAATAGTCAAGGTGGTTATCTTGCTAAGGCATCAATTGAGAACGTCTACTGGTGCAGCACTGATGACCTTGTTCAACTTTCTGCCGAAGGCTCTTCCGACTGCCCACGCTGCGACAAAGGTATGCAAAACATAGGGTTTGTTGAGTCCAATGATGCAGAGAAGGCAGATATAGTCAAGACAATTCTAAACAGAATAAAAAATGATGAAAAGGAGGTAAGCAAGATGGCAGATGAAAACATTGAAACTTCTGAGACAGAGGTCGTAGAGACAGTTGAAGAAGTTGATAAGGCAGTGGAAACCCCTGTAGAGGAGGATGAGGCTGTTGCTAAGGCAGAAGAGGAAACAACTTCTGAGGATACAGAGGCTGTCGAAAAGACAGAAGAGGTAGCAGAAGAGTCAGTTGAGAAGTCTGAGGAGGCTTCAAAGACTGAAAGTGTTGAGAAGTCAGATGAAACAATTAACGAGACAGAAGTTCTCAAGACTGTTGCTGATACTGTAACTTCAGCCGTAGAGACTCTTGCTGAGACCATGAAGGCTCTAAACGAAAAGGTAGAGGGGCTTCATAAAACAATTACTGGTGTATCACAGGAAGTTGCTAGTGTTAGCCAGGAGGTCAAAGAAGTAAAGGGTATCAACGAAGAGTTTGGAAAGCGTGTAGACGCAGTGGAAAACGATACCGCTTTCCGTAAGTCTGGCGATCTCGGAGAGATCGTTCAGGAAGAACCCACAAAGGTTCAAAAATCTCTATGGGGCGGTCGTTTCCTCACAAAGTCCGACCTATTTAACTAAGAAAACAGGAGGTGAAAGTAAATGTCAGAAGAAATTCTAGAGAAGAACCAGCCATCAGATTCAGGTAAGTATGGCGATCCAAACCCAGGTCTATACCAGGGCCAGGGCGCAACCGCTGCTGGTGGTGTCGGTGGTGTAACAGACCCCGCTGCTGGTGTATTGGGTAACATCCCAAACGCTAACATGGGCGTTACTACAGGACCAAACGCAGTAAATCCTACGGGAACTCTTAGCGGTCTACTCAACCCTGAGCAGGCCAACCGATTCATTGACTATGTATGG